CTCACCCCAAACCATCGGGGAAATCCAAATCTACCCTCCCGGGTAGACCGCTCAGCTGTGCGGTACCCAACCGAAGATGTGGCCCGTGACATTGTCACGATAACCAACACCGTCGGAAGGGATACCAATCAGGGCCATGCAGGACTGCAATGCGCTACCACCCCAGCGCGAGAATGGGAACCTATGTTGCACAGGCTTCCACACGCGCCAGTACGTGATACCATCAGACACCCTTGGGGCGTGCCGGTTAGGCACGTCGGGACCATGAAGAACAAGGTCACCTAGGGCAGTTGGACCGCCCAACCTACGGATGTCAGAAGGCAAATAGCGTAACGCAGCCAATCGAGCACGGCGAGTGGCGAGAGCTCCAGTAGAACCGGAGGCGCGCCACAAGCTGTTATGTAAAGCAATCCAGTCACTCGGACTCCTCGGAAAATTGAGGATACGAGCTGGTGTAAGCGAGTATCCTGCGAAGTAGTTACCCCCGCAGGACTCACGGAATGCGCCATCACCAAAGGTCTTGCGAACGTTCGGCTCGAAGCCGAAATACCGCAGAACTGCCACGTAATCGGCAAGCCGGTCACGTGGGATGATGATATCGTCTCCATACACCATGGGACGCTCGACGTCGATAGCCCTTGCCAACGCCCAGAAGATCAGTGTTTCGACCTCGAATGTGAAACCGTTCCCCATAGCGGAGAACATTTCGAGATAGCGACGGATTGGCACCCGTCGTCCGCTGATTTTGCGCTTCTCCCTAGCGTCAACCTGATGACGTACCCGGAGGTCATTCAACAAGTTAAACCAGGACTCGTCAAACAAAAGCCGGATTAGGACCCGTGCCTGCGAGTTAGAAGCATTCCGAACGTCGACTGTCGCATCCTCGTTGCTAAGCGAGGCCCTCCATGCAGTTCGTGAATGGAGGTCTTGACCGTATTGCAGGTCAATATGCGCATGTTGGAGCAACCGTTGGCGGATATGTTGCCCCGCGGCGAGTTGCAACACGAGGTTGCCGAGTGGCTGTGTTCCGATTGTGCGGTCAATGAACGCATTTTTCGGCACAGTCCCGAACTTCTCCGTGTCTTCCAGCACAAAGTTACAGCCGAGTTCCCAAAACGTCCTCTCCCAAGCTTCAGGGAAAGAGTGCCGAAATATCGGCAACGCTTCGGGGGAAACGGTTATGTGGCTGGCAAGTTTGTCTGCAGCCGTGGGCAGA